GCGAACAGCACGCCGCAAACTATCGCGACGGCGCTGGTTGCCGCAATCACTGCGGCGGGCGCACCGGTCACGGCGGTCGCCGTTGGGGCGGAGATCTCCGTCACCGCGAATGAGACGGGCCAGGCCGTTTCGGTGGCCGTGAAGGGCAACTTGCATCTGGCGGCGCCCACCAGCACCGAGACGCCGTCGGCGGCGCTGAATGCCTGCTTGCGTGAGAGCGCGGACTGGTACGGAGTGGCGCTGGCCAGCCGCGTCGAGTCCGACGTGCTGGATGCCGCCGAGTGGGTCGAGTCCAACGAACGGCTGTTCGGCGTCTCCAGCGACCAGGCCGGCATCATCGACGCCGCCGTGTCCAACGATATCGCCTCCAAGTGCCAGCAAAAGCAGTACTTCCGCACGCACGTCTGGTATCACGGCCAGGCGCGCACCGAGGCGCTTGAGGCAGCGATAGCCGCCAATCGCTTCACGTATTACCCCGGCGGTGAAACCTGGGCGAACGCGCGTCTGGCGGGCGTCACCTATGACAACCTGGCCGAAGGCCAAGCGCTGGCCGCGCACGCCAAGAACGCCAACACCTTCGAGCAGATGCGCAATTTCGCCGTTACGCAAAATGGCAAGGTCGCGGCGGGCGAATGGATCGACGTCATTCGTGGCCGTGACTGGCTGGCCGAGCAGGTCAAGATCAACGTTGCCTCGCAGCTGATCAACGCTGACGGCAAGGTGCCGTACACCGACGCGGGCATTCAGGTCATCGTGAACGGAATCCGGCAGGCGTTGATGCTGGGTCAGAGCCGAGGGCTGATCGCGCCGGATGAAATCGACGACGCGGGCCGGAAGATTCCGGGCTTTGTCATCACTGTGCCGCGCGCGGCCAGCATTTCGTCGAACGACAAAGCGAACCGGATCTTGCGGGACCTGAAATTCAGTGCCCGCCTGGCTGGCGCAATCCATGTTGCCGAAATCAAAGGCAACCTGACCTATCAACAACTGTAATCGGGGTGCATAAGCATGTCCGTTAAAACCTACGCACCGAATCAGGTGAAGATTGTCATGGGGGCTTTGCCCCTGTCGGGCCTGGCCGAAGACACCTTTGTGACGGTGACTGAAATCGGCGAGGGTATTTCGTCCGTCGCCGGCGTCGACGGCGAGGTGGCCCGTTCCATGTCGCGGGACTCCCGCTTGCGCATCACCGTCACGCTGATGCAAACCAGCGCCAGCAATGCGGCGCTGACGGCCTTGCACCAGGCCGACAAATCGACGGATGGCAACGGCGCTGTGCCGGTGGCCATCACCGATCTGCGCGGCACTTCGCTGCACGCCTCGGATTCGGCCTGGGTCGTGAAGATGCCGGACGCCGGATACGGCGCCAAGGTTGGCAATCGTGAGTGGACGATTGAAACCGGACCGTCGATCAACGTTGTGGGGGGTAACACCTAATGAGCGCCACCAAGCAAGTCACGATCGGCACCACGATCTTTCGCATTTCTCGATTTGATCCGTTCCGCCAACTGAAGCTGCTGGGCGACCTGCAAAAGGAAGTACTGCCGGCGGCGGGTTCGATGCTGGCGGCAGTGTTCGGCGGCGAGGGTGAAGCGCAAGCCAAGGACGAGCAAGCCATGCTGCAGGCGTTTCGAGATCTGTCGGTACGGCTGGGCGGCGACGCGCTGGCGGGCTGGGCGGACCGTCTGATTGACGCCGAACTAGTCACGTTCGAGCTGGCCGGCCGCGATCCGCAGAAGCTGACGCCCGCCCATCGCGGGATGGCCTTTTCCGATTTTTCGGAAATCCTGGAGTTGCTGTTTCACATCCTTGAGCACAACTTCGCCGGCCCTTTGGCGCGTTGGGCCGGCCGCTTTGGTCCGGCCCGCGCGAAGCTGGCGAGCCTGTCGGGCGGTTTGACGCAGGCTTCGAACGAGAGCTGATCATCTGGCGGCCCATTTTGGCCCGCCACGTCAGCCTGGACGCCGTCAAGCGCGGCGACGTTGATCTCCTGGATATCTTGAAGCTGAACGCGCTGATGGACGCGCAGGAGGCCGCGCAGGCGGCGTCGCAAAGGAAAATGGGATAGCGATGACTACGGTACGCGAACTGGTGACGCTGCTGCGTTACGAGGTGGATGAGTCCGGGCTGAAGAAGTATCAGCAGGCCTATCAGGCGGCACAGGCAGCGATGGGCGCGGCCAGCGCGAAGACTGTCCAGGCCATGCGGCAGGTTGCAGTGGGCGTCGGTGTGCATCCAAGCGCTTGGGCACCTCAACCTATGCCGGTGCCTGTTGCGCCCCAGCGGCCGCCGGCTTCACACACTCCGAACGTCGATGAGGCCACTCGGCCGGGGGTGTTGCCCCAACGCTTGCCGCCGGCGCCGGTGCCCGCGCCCGTTGTCCCCGCGGCTCCCTCGCCTATGGAGTTGCCCCAGCCGGCGCCGGTGGCGCCACGCAGGCCGGTGGTAACCGCGGAACGCAGGCGGCCCGTCTCCTTTCCTGTTGATGTGGCGGGCGCGCGCGGCAAGTTCTCGCAAATTCAGGGAGCCTACAACGGGCTCCTAGGGCGGGTCCGGGGCGGCTTGCACACTGTGCGCGAGGTCGGCATCGGCACGTGGCAAGGGATTCGCCTCGGAATCCAGGACGCGCGGCAGGCACAGGACCGCTTGACGAGGTCACAGTGGCAAGGCGTGCGCGCAATCAAGGAGCAGCAAAGCGCATTCTCTGGATTGCGCGGGATCATCGGCGCCGTGCTGGGCGTTTCTTTGGTCAAACGCATCTTTGGTGATATCGACGCCTGGGGCCAGATGGAAGCGCGGATGCGGCAGGCGACCAGCACGGCGCAGGAGTACGCCGAGGTCGACAAGGATCTGGCGCGGATCTCGCGCGTGTCATACAAGTCCTATGCCTCCAACGCGGAGCTGTTTGTGCGCACGCGGCGCACGATGGCCGATCTTGGCAAGACGACGCAAGACACGGTGGACGTGACCGAGAGCCTGTCTCTGGGCATGGCGCTATCCAGCACCAAGGCGCAAGACCAGGAATCCGTCATTTCGTCCCTGACTAAAGCCATCATGCAGGGCAAGATGGGCATGGACGAGTACGGCACGCTCATGCGTGCGGCTCCCCGCTTGCAGGTGGCTTTGGCTGATGGCCTCAAAATTACGACGGACAAACTTCTTGAACAAGTGAAAGCGGGCAAGGTCACCACGGACCGCTTCCTACCCGCGCTGCAGTCTCAATTGGCCAAGATGCGTGTCGAGGCCGAGAGCATGCCCGTCACTGTCGCAGACGCGATGACGGTATGGAATGACGCCTTCCAGCGCTTCTTTGGCAAGACGCTGACCGCGGGGCGCACGGTGGTGCTCGGTGTTACCAAGTCGATCGAGTTCATGGCCGACAACATTGCCACGCTGGTCAAGGTCTTGGCGTTGACGGGCGCGTCCTGGGGCTTGGTGAAGCTGCTTGGGTGGCTGCGCTTGGCTACGTTCCAATCTGGCGGCCTGACGCGGTCGTTGATTGGCGCTGCGCGCGCAGCGTTAAGACTTGATAGCGCCATGGCCTTGCGTCGCGGTCCTGCTGGCGCCTTGCGGATGCTTGCCTTGTGGCGTCGGACGCTGGCCCCGTTGCTGCGCATGGCGGCCATCCTCACCACCATTTATTTGATAGGCGACGACATCGCTGGATGGCTTCGTGGCGACGTCTCGGTAACGGGCGAGCTGATCGGCCGCGTGGAGGAATGGCGAGACGAGATCGACGCGGTGAAGGGCGCGCTCATCTACGTCAAGGACCTGCTCGGCGGCGCTGGCCAAGAGCTTGGGCCTTGGATTAAGAAGTGGGGGACTATCTCCGTCCTGGTGTATGGCCTTTGGAAAATTCTCGCTCCTATTCGGGGATTGATCATGTTCCTGGCCAGGACCGCAATTCCGCTGCTGTGGCGGGCGGTCATGGCAAATCCGTATGCACGCGTCTTCGGTTTGATCCTGACCGGTTTGCTGTTGATCTGGGACTATTGGGACGAAATCAACACCTTCCTGGCGAACAGCTGGGAACGTCTGCGTCAGGCTGCGGATGGCTCGTTCTTCGGTCCCGTCCTCGAATACATCGAGGCGATCTGGGAGTTCTGGAAGCGCATTGTGCTTGGCGTTATCGCCATGTTCAAAGGCGATTGGGACGGCGCCGTCAAGCATTGGCGTGACGCTTTCGAGGGTCTCGGAAAGTTCTTCTCTGACATGGGCGAGCGGATGATCGCCAAGATTAAGGAAATCGGCACCGCTATCCAAACTTGGATCTCGGACAAGGTTGAGAAGGCCAAGAATTGGTTCAAGGGCCTCGTTCCCGATGGGCCTGACGAGGAGACCATGGCAATCATGACCTCGCCAAAGCGCGGGCCTGCGCTGGCTGATAGGCCGGCGATGCGGGCAATCATCAGTGGGCAGCCCATGCCGTTTGTATCGGGCGGCTCGGTGACCCAAGCCGGCGCACCCGGCGGGCGTGGCCCCGTCAAGGTTGAAAACCATACCGAGATTACGGTCCATGCCCCGAATTCAAACCCTGATTCGGTCGCGGCCGCCACGCAACGCGGGATGGCCACCGGGCGGCAACGCACTGTCGACGCGATGGAGCGCTTTTTTGTCACGGGCGTCGAAGACAGCAGGTAACGAAGGGGACGGGTATGAGCTTTGTGGCAATGATTTTCGGGTGGAATGGCGGCACCAGCATTGGCACGGTGCCCCTTGACGCGCTGGTAAGCGAGAAGACGTCGCTCAACAGCCGTGCAACCGAGTACGCCGTGGAGGATGGCCCGCCGGTAACCGACCACGTGGTGCAGGAATCCGAAGTGTTGACCTTGGACGGCTGGGTCACGGCGGCGGAGGTCTCCCTACTCGGGGGGCTGGTGGCGGGGGCTGGCAGCGCGCTTCGTGGCGGCGGGATGCTCGGGAGTCTTACCGGAGGGGCTGGTCGTTCGAAACTCATCGGCGCAAAGGAAGCACTGCGCAAGATTCACACGGATCGGCTGCCTATCACCGTGACGACAGGCCTGGATGTGTATATGGACTTCGTCATGGAGCGCTGCGAAATCGGCCGGTCCAACGAAGGGGGGGACCGCTTCGAAATATCGGCCGACTTCAAGCGAATTCGCAAGGTCACGCTGCGGCAAGCCGACATCCCTCCGGAGAAGACGACAGGAAGCGCCAGCGGCAAGGCGGGGCAAACCAAAACCAACGCCGGTAAGACCAACGGTGTCGAGGCGACGCCAAAGCAAAAGACGGATCTCAGCAAGATGACGGGGTGGGGAAATTGATAGTTATCCCTGTGCTGGACGCGAATGACAGCCTTACCGAGGTGGAACTGGACGGCATGACCTATTTCGTGCGCTTGTCGTGGAATAGCGAGGCTGAGTTGTGGGCGCTGTCGATCGAGAACGCATACAACGAACTGATCGTGGCGGGCATTTGCGTGGTGCCCGACACGCCACTACTCGCCGGCTATCGACATTTGGACGTGCCGGCGGGCGAGCTGGTGGCGTTGGCGCCGGACCGGCGCGACACGGTAAGCCGGGCGGCGTTGCCCGCCGGAGAAGTTGCACTGCTGTACGTCAACGCGGAGGAAATCGCAGATGGCCAGGTTTGACAGGGTCTATCGTTTGCTGGTGGGCAAGGGCGGCGCCAAAGGGGTGGAAATACTGCCCCCCATTCGAATGACCTTCGACATTGCGAAGGACGCCGACGAGGAGCCGAATGACCACACCATCCGCATCTACAACCTGGCCGCCGCCACTCGCAAAGCGCTGGAAGAGCCGGACCTTCGTTGCGTGTTGTACGCAGGCTACGCAGAAGAGGCGGGACCGCTGTTGATGGCCTCGGGCAGCGTGGTCTTTGCGTACACGAAATTCGAACAGCCCGACGTTGTGACGGAGTTGATTGTTAAGGACGGCTTTACGGAAGTTCGGGATACGGCCATTTCTATTGGCCAGGGGCCTGGCGCCCAGGCTAGCGCCATCATCCGGGACATTGCCCGCCAGATGGGCCTGCCCCTGGTCATGGCCGACGACGTGCCTGATCGGCGCTGGCAGCAGGGGTTCTCATTCTATGGCGCTGCGCGCACCGCGCTGCACAAGGTCACGCAGGGCACGGGCCTGGAATGGTCGATTCAGAATCAGCAGCTGCAGGTGGTTCAGCGCCGGGGAACGACACGGCGCCAGGCAGTGGTGCTGGCGGCCGACACGGGCATGCTGGGCTATCCAGAACGCACGCGCGAAGCCGCGCGCGAAAAGGCGAAGGTCAAGGACAAGACGACCGGCGACGACGTCAATTTGGTCAGCGCGCGGCAGCAGCGTGATGGCTGGAGGGTGACGTCCTTACTTCTCCCGACGATCAACCCCGGCGACCTGGTGAAGCTGGAGAGCCGGTCGGTGGAGTCATTCCAGCGGGTGGAGGCCGTGCGCCACACGGGCGATAGCGAGGGCGGCGATTGGCAGACCGAGCTGGAGCTTGTGGACCGGTCGGCGCCGCCGAAGAAGAAGGGTACGTCATGAGCAATATGGTCAAGATAATGCGCGCCGTGATCGCGTCTGAGCTGGCCGATGTGTACACCACCCTGCCGGGCGAGGTGGTTGCCTACGATGGTACGTTCGTGACGGTGCGGCCGGCGCTGGCCAAGCGCCTGGCCAACGGCGAGGCCCTGGCGCCGCCTCAGATCGTCCGCGTGCCGGTGTGCTGGCCCGTGGGCGATGTGAACGGCGCGCGGGCGCTCATCTCGGTGCCACTTAAGCCGGGTGACGCGGTGAAGCTGTCGTTTTCGGCCCGTGCGCTGGAGGGCTGGTTGGCAGGCGACAACGGGCCACCGGACGATCCCCGACAGTTTGATCTGTCGGACGCCTTTGCCTCGCCAATGGTGCGGCCTGGCACGATGGCGGCCGACACAGAAAACGTCAGCATTCAGTACGGACCGGCGACCATGAAAATATCGCCCTCCGGCGACTTAACGTTTCAGGTCAAGACTTGGACAGTGCAGGCTGATCAGACGACTTTCAATACGCCGTTGACGGTTAACGGCCCGCTGCTCTACACGCAGGGCATGGCGGGCGAGGGTGGCGAAGGCGGCGCGTCTATGCGCATCCGGGGCGGCGTGGCCTACGAGGGCGGCGCCATTACGCACAACGGCAAGAACATCGGCGACACCCATCGCCACGCCTACGCGGGTGGCATTACGGAGAACCCAGTCTGATGGCACTCGATCTTGCGCTATCTACCGGGCACGATCTGGATTTGGATCTGCTTGGCCGCGCGACCTTGCTGGATGGCGCCGAGCGCGTCGCGCAACAGGTAAAGGTGACGCTGCTGGCCTTCTTGGGCGAGTGGTTTCTTGATACGACGTTCGGGGTTCCGTACCTGGAGGACATTCTGGTCAAGGCGCCCGACCGCGCGAGTATCGAAGGAATCCTTCGCGCCCGAATCGGTGCGGTGCCCGGCGTGCAGAGGGTGCGCGCCTTGGACCTCCAGATCGAACGGCAGCTGCGCATTCTGCGTGTCGCCTTTGATGCCGACACGACCGAGGGGCGACTACAGCGGGTTGTCGAGCTGGGCACCCCCTAAACCATTTCTATCGAGGTATCTATGGCCTACGGTGTAACGCCGGACGGGTTCGTACGCCCGCGGCTGCCCGAAATCCGGCAAGAGATCGTGGCTGATCTGCGCGCACGAATGCAAGCCGCCGGTTTTGGCGGGACGGTCGAAACCCGCCCCGACAGTGTGATGGGGCTTTTGATCGACACCTTCGCCGAACGTGAAGCGGCCTTGTGGGAACAGGCCGAGGGCGTGTATTACGCCATGTACCCGGGTTCCGCCACGGGTGTGTCGTTGGACCGAGCGGTGTCTTTCACTGGCGTCTCGCGGTA